AGGCCTTTTTCCGGGCGCGGCGCGGCAAGGCGCAGGGGTTCCGTTGGAAGGACTGGGGGGATTATCGTGCGGTCAACGAGGCGCTGACCCTGGACGGGTCTCCGACACTGCAGCTGCAGAAGAGGTACAGCTCCGGGGCCGACACCTACGTGCGCGACATCCAGAAGCCGGTGAGTGGCACGGTGACCCTGCGCAGGAGCGGGTCGGCTTACACGCCTGCATCCATCGATTACACCACCGGGGTGGTGACGCTGGTGGCAGACAGCAGCGTGAACATCACCGGGATCACGAATGCAAACCCGGGCGTGGTCACCACGGGTGCTGCACACGGCTTTGCGACAGGAGACGTGGTGTGGATCCGGGATGTGCTTGGCATGACCGAGGTCAACGAACGGGTGTTCACGGTTACCGTGGTGGATGCGACCAGCTTCGAGATCGGAGAGGACACCACGTCCTATGGCTCCTACGGGGGCGGTGGATATGTGGACAAGTACCCGCAACCGTCCGATAGCATGGACTGGAGCGGGGAGTTCGATGTGCCGGTGCGGTTCGATACCGATGTGTTCAGTGCTGAGTTCCTTGCCGTGCAGCAGGGCACGGATGAGGCGGCGTTTCACCTGGCGTCGCTGCCGGTCGTGGAGATTAGGTTATGAAGACGATTCCATCCACGCTGGAGTCTCATCTGAATGGGGAGCGGCTGACGCTTGCGACGTGCTGGCGCGTGACGCGCAGGGATGGTTCCGTGTACCGGTTCACGTCGCACGACGAAGATCTGGAGGTGGGCGGGGAGACATTCCTCGCCTCCAGTGGGTACACGGGCACGCAGATCGTGAGCACGGACTCCATGAGCGTGGACAATCTCGAGGTCGCCGGGCTGCTGGACAATGCCGCCATCACGGAGTCGGATCTCCTGGACGGGCTGTTCGACGGCGCGCGCGTGGAGTTGTTCCTGGTCAATTGGGCCAGCCCTGGCGATGGCACAGTGCCATTGCGTACAGGATGGCTGGGCGAAGTAAAGGTCCGTGATGGCGCGTTCGTGGCAGAGCTCAGGGGGTTGTCGCAGGCGTTGCAGACCGTGGTTGGAGAGGTCTATTCCGTGGCATGCAGAGCGGATCTTGGCGACGCGCGTTGCGGTGTGGACTTGTCTGGCGTCGGCCCATGGCGCAAGACCGGGTCGGTGGCTTCTGTGATCAGTGATCGCGCATTCGTGGACACGAGCCGATCCGAGGCGGCCGGGTTCTATGACCAGGGGGTGATCTACTGGACCGGAGGAGCCAACGCCGGGCTGGAGATGGAGATCAAGTCGCAGCCGGGCACCACCATCATCCTTGCGGAGCCAATGCCGCACGCGATTGCGGCAGGCGACACCTACGAAATCACGCCGGGGTGCGACAAGTCGATTTCCATGTGCAGGGACCGGTTCTCGAACGTGCTGAACTTTCGGGGTGAGCCTTACATCCCGGGCAACGACAGGATTGTGAGCGGTGCGTGAGCGGATTGTCGAGTGTGCACGGAGGTTCATCGGCACGCCGTTCCGCCACCAGGGCCGTGTTGCCGGCGTTGGCGTGGATTGTGTCGGCCTGGTGATCGGCGTGGCGCGGGAGCTGTCCCTGGTACGGGTGGACGAGCGTCCTTGGGCTGGATACGGCAGGGAGCCGGGCCCCGGGACCCTGAAGGAGGCCCTGCGTGCCCATTTGCATGAGATCTGCCCGCAGGATGCAAAGGATGGAGATGTGCTGTTGATCCGGTTCGGACGGGACGAGCAGCACGTGGCCATTCTGGGCCCTGGCGGACAGAGCATGATCCACGCTTACGAGTCGGTAGGACGATGCGTGGAGCACCGGCTGGATGATCGATGGCGCGGCAGGATTTCGGCTGCGTTTACCTGGCCCGTGCTTGTCGAGGTGGGCTGATGGCTACACTCATCCTTGCAACCGCTGGATCCTACCTTGGCGGAGCCATTGGAGGCACCGTTGGGGCTTCGATCGGGTGGGCGGTCGGGTCTTACATCGGCGGGCTGCTGGAGCCTCCGATCAAGCAGGAGGGGCCGAGGCTAGACGATCTGCGGGTTACCAGCGCCAGCGAGGGGAGTCCGATCCCGGTGGCCTATGGCACGGTTCGTCTTGCCGGCCAGATCATCTGGACGGCGCCGATCAAGGAGGTCCGACACGTCGAGGAAACGGGCGGGAAAGGCGGACCGCGGGTGGAGACGACCACCTACACCTACTATGGATCGTTTGCAGTCGGGCTGTGCGAGGGGGAGGTTGTCGGGTTCCGCAGGATCTGGGCAAACGGCAAGGTCATCTATGACAGCAGTAATACCGCCTCGATCGAGGCGGTATCCGCCAGCGTGGACGGCGTTACGTTCTACCGCGGCACGGAATTGCAGCAGCCGGACCCGTTGATCGAGGCGCATGAGGGCGCAGGCAATGTGCCGGCCCACCGTGGGCTGGTCTACCTGGTATTCGACGATCTCCCGCTTGCCGAGTATGGGAACCGGATCCCGAACATCGAGGTGGAGGTGTGTGTCACCGCCTCGGAGAGTTATGTCGTGCAGGACGGGATCGGGTATCCGAATGACCAGAAGAATTTCTTCTGGTGGCATGACGACGGGGTGATTTCCTACCTTGAAACCGGGTTTGCATGGGGAACCGAGCTGACCGTGGAGGAGCAAACCTACGGCCTTTCCGGCCAGCGGTTCGAGTCACGCAATGTGACGTTTTCCTATTCCGGGGCCGTGTCCGGGGATTCGGACGGGATTGAGCTGCAGTGCCCGGTGCGCAACGATCCGGGGCTGGCCGTGGTCTGGGTGTACCGCACCAGTTACCCGTCGACGTGGAACAAGGTGGCGACCTGGGCGGTTGGGAATGGTTCCAGCTACCAGTCCACGGCTACGCCGCTGACCGACGTGGACGGCACTCCCCTTGGGGATGATGGTGTTTTTCCCTACTACTTCGTGTCGCACGCCTATGCGTGGGGGGATTACGTCTACCTGATCAGGGGGGCATGGCAGAACGAGGTAAAAGAGCTGCTGGTGTTCGACCGTCATGGCGCCACCGGCGCGAATTACCGGGCGTTTGGGCAGTTCACTGCTTCATCGGACGATATTGAGCGTTTCACCGATGTGTTTGCGGACGATCGCGGAGTGTGGGTGATCGGACGCAAGTCAACCCCAAACGGCCGCACGAAAATCTACCTGCTGGACCACAAGCTCAATAACCTGCTGGGAGAGTGGGACAATCTGGCGGAGACATCGACCCCTGGCTTTACGGTAGACGAGGCGATGCGGGCCGGGATCGTGGATGGAGAGACCGGTGCCTGGTACGTATACCAGCTGGATAGCGGTGGCGGATCGACTTTGCTCGGAAGCGGAACGGTATATTCGAACGGGTATTCCATTCAGCCGTATGCGATCAAGCCAGGCCTGGTTTTCGGGTATGGCGGATGGATCAACACCGGGCTTATGGGTGCTGGCACAGTATCGCTTGCGAGTGTGGTTTCTGATCTGTGCCAGCGCGGCGGGCTCGAGGTGTCCGAGATCGATGCCACCGGCCTGACCGACACGGTACGCGGGTATGTGATCGGCCGGCCAATGAGCGTGCGGGCCGGTATTGAGCCGCTGCAGCAGGCGTTCTGGTTCGATGTGTGCGAAAGCGGAGCGCAGATGCGGTTCGTGGCGCGCGGCGGAAGCAGCCAGGCGACGATCCCGGATGACGAGCTCGGCGCGCACGAGTATGGGGACAGCCAGCCGGACGATCTGGTACAGACCAGGATGCAGGAGATGGAGCTGCCGCGCCGGGTTCGCGTGCACTTCATGAACCACGAGAACGATCACCAGGTTGGGCAGCAGTATGCAGCCCGGGTGGTGACGGCTGCGGAGACAGAGCAGGATGTGCGGCTTGCCATCGTGATGACGCCGGCAGAGGCTGCCCAGGCGGCAGATGTATTGCTGTACGATGCGTGGACCAGCAGGATGAGCTATGAGTTCACGCTGGGGCCGAAGTGGACCCGACTGGAGCCGGCAGACCTGGTTACGGTGCGCGGGATGGTGATGCGCCTGACGGGTGTTGATTACCGCTTCCCTGGCCTGATACGCTGCAAGGCGGTTGCGGACGATGCGGACGTGTACGACCGGACCGCTGCGGGCGTGCCGTCCATTCCTCCTGGTTCGTCGCTCGGCCATGCCGGGCCGACCTCCCTGTGGCTGCTGGATATACCGCTGCTGCGGGACAGGGACGACTCGGACGGGTTTTACATGGCAGCATCCGGTTATTACGAGAGCTGGCCTGGATGCGTGATCTACAAGAGCGCGGACAACGGTGGCAGCTGGGCTTCCCAGGGCTCAATCACCACCGGGGCGATCACCGGGGTGACGACCGATGCACTGCCGCCGCCAACCTCTCCGTGGTGTTGGGATCGGGTAAACTCGGTGAACGTCCAGCTGAGGACCGGCAGCCTGTCCAGCGTAACCGAGCTGGCGGTGCTGAACGGAGCAAATGCGGCGCTGCTGCAGTCCGGCGTCGGCTGGGAGCTGATCCAGTTTGCCGATGCGACACTGGAGGCGGATGGAAGTTACACGCTGCGCACCCTGTTGCGCGGCAGGCGTGGCACGGAATGGGCAGTTGACGGGCATGCTGTTGGTGACCGGTTCATCCTGCTGTCGTCGGAATCGATGCTGCGGTTCGACGATGATCTTGGCCTGCAGCGGCTGTTTCGTGCGCCAACCATCGGGGCGACGCTGCAGGGGGCCGCGGAGCAGTCGTTTACCAATACCGGGGTTGGGCTGAAGCCCTATGCGCCAGTTCATGTTTCTGGTGACAGATCCGGGGGTGATCTCACGGTTTCGTGGGTGCGCAGGACCAGGGTTGGCGGAGAATGGCGCGATTATGTGGATGCATCGCTGGGCGAGAGCGCGGAGCTGTACGACGTGGAGATCTACAGCGACCCGGCGAGAACCACCCTGGTGGATAGCGTGACGGATCACGGGTCTACCAGCTACACCTCGGTCGGCGCTCCTGACCCGGCCTATGTTTCGATCTACCAGAAGTCCGCGACGGTTGGACGCGGGTTCGTTGCGGAGGCGACGCTATGACGACCACGAGCAATTTGCAGATCAGCCACATCGCCGCTTCCCAGGCGCAGAAGGAGGTCACCGCGAATGAGGCGTTCGACATCCTGGACGGCGCGGGCGCAGGGCAGTTGGTGCACGACATGACCAGCGACGCCGATTACACGCTGGCAACCACCGGGGTGCCGCCGTATGAGTGGCAGCGCGCGTGTGTGAAGATCACGGATGCCGGAACCGTTTTGACAGCCGCGCGCAATATCGTTGTGCCCGATGCGGCCAAGCCGTACATCTTCATCAATGCGACCGGGCAGCCCCTGACCATGAAAACGGCTGCCGGGAGCGGTGTGGCCGTGGCGGCAGGCGCCACCGCGCTGCTCTATTGTGACGGGACGGACGTTGTCCGTGTGACGGCGGACGTGTAGGTGTTGCGGGTTGGGCGAATCGCGGCCGCGCAGGAAGTTCTCCATACGGGCGCCGAGGTAGAAGCGCAGGAAGATTCGGCGGGAGTAGCTCAGCACCATCACGAAGGCCATCAGCGGATGGTCGGCCCGGCCGATGGTGAGCTTGCCGAAGTGGCCCCAGTCCACCTGCCCCTGCTCGCCGGGCAGGGTGCGCAGGCGCAGAAAGGCCTCCGGCTGGGGACGGGGCCGGTAGTGGGCCAGCTGATGACGGAAGTGATCCGGCCCACCTGGATAGCCACGCTCACGCACCATCGCATACAGGCGGCTAGCAGTCAGCGTCGGGAACCGCTCCAGGGTCTCAATGATGAACGGCAGGTAGGGATCGAGCATCGAGGGCGCGCTTGGCGCTCTGACCGGGGCAGTCCGGCCTGGGAGAGCACCCGATCGACCAGCTCACGGATTGGCGTTGGTGTGTGGTCCGCGCCCTTTGATGCGGGCGATCAGCGCCTCCGGATCGCTTGGCCAGTCTTCGGCGGCCCAGAACCGCTCAGCGGCGTCGATCACCGCCAGGCGCTCGCACCAACCCATCGACTCCAGCCGGGCCAGCAGCGCGGCGCCGTCCACGCCCCACTTGTCCGCCAGGCCGTCGAGCGTGAGCGCATCGGAGATCCCCAGCGGCAGCGACTGGATCGCGAGGGAAATCGTGTCGCCCGCCCAGACGCCGTTCAGCGCATCGAAGATTAGCATCCATTCCTCGGCCGCCAGGTCGGGGATGTGACGCCGCACGGTCTCCAGGTAGCGGTCGGCGCAGGCGTTGATCACGCCTGAGACCGACCTGGCGCCGTCGCCTGCGCGCTCGTCGATGAGTTGGCCCAGGGCCGGGCCGATGTAGATGTTGCGCTTCTTTTTCATGGATCCTCCGGTTATGGCGGCCGCCGCTAGGCGGCCGCTTGGTTACTCAGTCTGCGACGTGCTCGTTGTACGCGCGCAGGTGCTCGCCGGTCAGCTCGTCCGGATCCTCGCCCTCAAGGTGGCCGATCAGGGCGTCATGCACGGTGCCGTGGAGCACCACGCCGTCCATCTTTGCCTCGTCCTCCAGGCGCTTGACGGCGGCATCCAGCGGCTCGTCCTCCGGCCACACCTCGGCCAGCGAGTTGCTGGCAAACAGCCAGTCACCCGCGTCCCATACCTTTGCCTCCGGGGCGTAGTTGTAGCGGTCGTCGAGCAGGCGCTGCAGGTCGTCATAGAGGTCCTCGTCGTAGTTGCCGGTGTGGTTGCTGCCGTCCCACTCGACCTCGTGGCTGGCGTGGATGCGCTCCAGGAGGTCGATCACCTCCGGATCGGCCAGTAGGGCCTCAACCTGGTCGCGAGCCAGCTCGGGAGAGAGCGTCCAGCGCAGGGTGCGGTCGTGCCACACGTCCATGGGTGTGGCGTTGCCGATCTCGCCGGAGACGTACACGTCCACATCGCCATCCTCATCCATGCGCAGGTAGGCGGGCTGAGGTTGCAGCTCCGTGGGATACTTCTCGTAGAGCGGGGCGTTGTTGTCGTTGGGGAGGGTGGTGTCGATTTTGATCATCATGGTCTTGTCCTCTTTCGTGATGCCGTGCCACCGTGGCCGGCTTCTTCGATGGGTGACAGCTTTCGCTGCTGTCGATGGTAATAGTAGCACACAGGTGCTACCTGTCAAGGGTTTTGTGGAGGGGGTTTGCGCTAGAGTTTTTTATGACAGCCATAAGCCGCGTCTATGGTGTGGCGGACGGGTCGGCGGAAAATTTGTCCCAAAACAAACCGATTGGCATAACAGAATCAAAGGGATGCAAGGTGTTAGCGGCTGAGTAAAACCGCGCATAGATGGCGAAGTCGGTTTCATGATGGCTGACGGGGTGGTGCCCCGTCAGCCATCACTCCTCAGAAGGTCACATCGTCATCGATCGGGAAGGTGCTGAGCCGCTCCTGTTGCATCTGCTCGATCAGTTGCAGCTCATAGCGAGACCAGATGGCCTCGCGCACGGAGAGGGCCCGATCTTCCGGGCAGGGGCGATCCATGGCCCAACCGTTGCACCAGGCCTCGGCCTGGGCGTTGAGCTCATCGAGGTCCTGCCACTGCCGGGCCGGCCAGAACTGGCTGCGGATGGTGCGGATGGCCCGCTCCACCCGGCCCTTTTCGTTGCCGCGGGCCACCGCCACCGGTCGTGGCTCGAAGCGGTAGTGGGCGGCGAACTCGAGCAGTGTGGGATGGAAACGGATGGCGTCGCCTTGGCGTTCGAGCACTGCACTCTTGAGGTTGTCGTACAGCAGCACCCGGGGCAGTCCATCCCAGGCGGTGAAGGCCGCCTCGTGGCCGCGCAGGAAGTTCTCCATACGGGCGCCGAGGTAGAAGCGCAGGAAGATCCGGCGGGAGTAGCTCAGCACCATCACGAAGGCCATCAGCGGATGGTCGGCCCGGCCGATGGTGAGCTTGCCGAAGTGGCCCCAGTCCACCTGCCCCTGCTCGC